GCTGCAAAGACATTTTGAGGGCGAGCTTACGCCGCCGCGCATATCGGACGCCGACGCGCGGCGGATTGCAGAGTACATGGCACTGGAGTTAATTCGGGTTGGCAAAATCTAAACATTCAAACACAAAAAGGAAGGGGGCGCAACCATGGGAAAGACATTCGGCAGAATTCTTAATTGGTTGCGCACCTCTTTTTCGCCACAAAAGCGTCAAAAATCTGGGTTGGAAACATACGAAGCGAACGAAACCACGCCCAAAGTCATAGAAGCGATGGAGCAAATGATCTCGGGGCTGATGGATAAAATGCATGGTGCGGATGCAGAAGAAACCGCCCCGCAGACAGCGCAAGGCACAGGCCAAGGCGCCAGGAATATACGCATCCACGTGCGCGACGATGACGGCGTGGAACGCCTGCTGGGAGAATTCACTCAATGGGAAGATGTCGCCGCAAGGGAATTGCAATTCTCCATCAGCTCTGATCAAGCGGCGGAAGAAATGCCTGCGGAGCTGTACGGCGTCAATTTGAAAGCTCCACAGACGGTAGAATGCTCCGGTACAGTAGTGACGACACCGCAGATGCTGGAAGACCTATTCGCTATGCTTGGCATACCCTGCGTGGGAGCCTCATACGCCTGCTACGACACCAAATGGGACTTGCCGCCCGATTCCGAATCAATGGCTGAACGGCCAGACTACACATGCCATCCGCTGCTGGCGGTGACGCATAAAAAAATCACAACCCACAAGGTGGATTATGGCTAGCTTTTGCCGTCGGAGAAAAGACGGCAGCCCCGGATACCCTGCTGCGCCGTTCGCGACTGAATGGACACCCCTCAAAATTGCCCGTGACATATGCAGGCGGTGAAAGTCAGCCTCATCCGCTTACCGAGGGGAACGGGATTGGCGGCGGTGCGGCAGGCGGGGCACAGGGACAACAACAGCGGGCGGCGGTTGCTGCTGTGGCACAGATCACGCCTACGGCGGTATTTATGCGCTGCCGCCCGCTGAATTAAACGAATGACAAAACGCAAGCGCGGCGCAAAGAATGGAGCGTCCGGCAGAGTCCGACTGGTAAATTTGCGGGTTCGATTCCCGGCGCTTACTCCAAAACCTCAAATAACAGTTCCGGCAAAAACGCCTGAAAGAAAAGGAAACAATCGACATGACTGCTGAACCCACCGACCGCGATGCCTTAATCCTTGAGAATATGCGCTTGGTATCATTTATCGCAAAACGCTATCGCTGGATTGATGTAGAGTGGGCTGATTTGGTGCAAGAGGGGACTATCGGGTTGATAAGGGCGGCCGACACATACGATCCTTCCCGGGGCATTGCCTTTTCAACATACGCGGGCAGATGCGTCAAACGGAGGCTCATGAAAATAGCAGGAAAGACGGGAAGGCAAGTCGTCGTCGCTTTTTCACTGGATGAACCGATCAAGCCCGGTGCAAAGGGTGATGGAGAATCGCGGGATGTACACGAAGTTATTGCCGACCCGGATTCCGCTCTGGAACTCCAAAGAGCCGAGTTGCATGAGGTTTTGCATGGGGCGATGGCATACCTGACACCGCGAGAGCAGGAAATCATCACGAAAAAATATTTTACCGATGGCAAGCAACGCGCGGATCGGGACATTGCCACCGAACTCGGATGTTCACACCAATATACACAAGAAATTGTGGCAAGGGCACGAATGAAAATGCGAAGCTATCTCAAAACTATCGACGCAAAAACAGGCCGAAAGAAGGGAGGAAATTTTGGTTATGCAATGGACACCCGAAATGCGCCGCTGTGCCAACCGGATTTATGACCAGCTTGCCGGAATAACGGTTGAAGAGCAGCGCGAAATTTTTCATGATGTGCAGCGAATGGTAAACGCACGGTGTGTCATTCCGGCGCGCGTCCCGGCACAATACGAGGGGCCGCCCGAGGCGGATCAGGCAGACGAATAAAAAAACCGCCCGGCAGGCGGCAACCTGTCGAGCGGCAGCGGACACCAAAGGCACCGCGCTTCGCGTAAATAGTATATCACGCTGCGCCCCTGGTGTCAATCATAATTTCAGGAGGAAACAGCATGTCAGACCAGAAACAAACTGATCTCAGCCCAGTGGACTTTGGAAAGCCGCCGCAGCGCAAATGGCTCATAGAAATCACGCACTGGGGTGAGAATGGGGAACTTAACCAGCGGGAAGACAAAATTATCACGGCAACAGGCGGGGTGGATGCGTTTGCGCAGGCAAAGGGATGGGCTGATGCGCGTCAAAACGAAACTGGCAAGCCATGGAATGTTACGGACGTAAGCCGCGATCTGCCAATAAGCGAGTGGGCGGCGGCACCTCCCTCAGGTGACAAGGACGGATGCGCAACTAAAATTCTGCGACTTACCTTAGCTGATGGCGCGTGGTTTGAAAAAGAGCTGCCGGAAGAATTGAACAACGAAAGTGCGTGTCACTTCATGCGGAATAATTTGCCCGACAATGCTGCTGATCCGGTGGGGCTGTGCCAGCCGCTCTTCGCAGGAAGCAAGGATGCCTACGACTTAGATGATGTGCTGGAGCGGGTGATGCGAGGGCGGGCAGAGCGGGAATACCTCAAACAAGAAGCTTATCAAATTGCCGCCGAAAGGCTCCGACAGAGTGACATTGAAGGGTTACAGAGTAACCACGCCGCGGATATAATTACCATTTCCATTGATTGTCACCCCTCGAAAGAAACAATCTCCGCCCCGCAGCCGCCGACGCGCCGGCAGAAAAGGATTTTCTTCGGGATGATCATCACCGCGCTGATCGCTGCCATTGTGGGATTTACATCCTTCTTTGTTGCTGGCGCGTCGCCGTGGCAAGTTGCCGTCAAGCTCATAGTGGTGACGCCAGTCGCATTCGCCGTTATCGGTTTTGCACTGATCGGAGTAGCGTTCAGAGCGGGAGATATGATTGCCTGCGAAAATTACTACGCGCAGATTGCGGTCGACTGGGTGAAAAACTTGCGGGAAACGCTGGCGGAGGATCAGGAGGAAAACGACGGCAAGGAAACAGAGGGGTGATCCCTTGAATGACTTCTATGTTGTTGTGAAGGTCAGCCGCGACCTTCATGCACGCTCCACCAATATCGTCGGGATCCGCGAGGACATCGCAGGATATCTGGAGCAGTACGGCGATATCGCTGATGTGCAGATCCACGAGATTATGCCAAAGCAGCTCACGTTCAGAGACATTGCCGCCGTGAAAAAAGCGGAATCACCTCCAGCGTCGGCGGCACAATCACCCGCCGAGCAACCACAGGCTGCCACCCCAGCACAGCCGCCGCCTGCAGAGAAGCCAAAGAGGGAGCGTCTCGCTCCAATCGTCCCAACATGGGAACAGGTTCTCAACTACTGCCGCGAGCGCCGAGACAAAGGGAAGGGCATGACGGATGATGCCGCAGAGGCATGGTTTGACAACTGCTGCACAACGGGATGGCGCTACGGAAGAAACATGACCCCAGTGCGTGACTGGCAGGCTCACTTCAGAACAGGTGAACGCCACGTGGCAAAATGGGAGCAGGAGCGGGCGGACCGCGACGCAAAAGCTGTGGCACAGCAGGGCTACGCCCCCAGCTTTGATTTGCCAGCATTTGAACAAAGCACCTTAGTGGTGCCCGTATTTGAAAAGAGAGGGAATCGCAGTGGGTAATTATAGACATTATGGCGCCGCGTCGCCGGAGTGCCGGGCGCGGCTCAACGCCGAAGCCCGCGAGCGCGCCGCCGCCGAGCGGGAACGTGGCAGGCAGGAAGCTGAGCAACGCCTCGCCGCTCTGCGGGAGCGCGTACCGGAGCAGCTCCCGCAGCTGTATACCATTATGTTCGTCAGTAAAAACGCCCAGTATTCGATTTGCACCAGCGACCAGCTGATGGTGCTGCAGGCAAATTCGGGGTTCGGGCCGGATACCACAAGACAAATGATCGATGATGGACAGCCACGAAAAACGCTCAACGGCTGGATCAAGATTGTTCCAGCAGAGAGTAACTAAGTGATAGCCCTCAGCTGCATTGTTGGCTGAGGGCACAGCCAAAGAGGAGAACGCTTTTTGCGGCCATGACGGTTAGGAGATGTAAAAATGCCTTTAATATACCAAGTAATCGGCGACAGCGGGCAGATCATTATCCGCGACAAGGTTGCTATCGCAATCCAGCGCCTCCGTGGGTATGCTGATCTTGCTTTACAGAACAACTCTGAGGGCTATTACCTGGCCTTCAGTGGCGGAAAGGACAGTCAGGTGATTTATCACCTGGCGGCGGAGGCTGGTGTGCCATTTCGGGCATATTTCTCACCAACCACCGTCGATCCGCCGCAGCTTAAACGCTTCATCCGGGAGCATTACCCGGACGTGGTTTGGAACAAGCTGACAACATCCATGTGGGCGCTGATTATCAAAAAGGGCATACCGCCCACGCGACGTATACGCTATTGCTGCCAAGAACTTAAAGAGCGCGGCGGTGAAGGGCGATTTGTTGTTACCGGCGTCCGGTGGGCGGAGAGCACCATGCGCGCCGCGAACCGCGGAAAGCTGGAGATTCAGGGGAGAAAGAAGGGCGAAGGCTTCATCCTGAACTCGGATAACGAGGACGATCGAAAGTTGTTCGAGGTGTGCCAGCTGCAGGGAAAGCGCATCCTCAATCCTATCGTTGACTGGGAGGATGATGACATCTGGGAATATCTCAACACTCGAAAGATACCACACTGCGAACTTTACGACATTGGTTTCAAGCGCATCGGTTGTATCGGGTGCCCGATGTCCACAGGTGCGCTGGAGGAAATGCGGCAGCACTTCCCACAGTACTTACAGGCGTATAAAAACACATACGAAAAAATGATCCAAGCTCGCTTGGCTGCAGGAAAGCCAACGAAACAGTGGAAGAACGCCGACGATGTGATTAACTGGCTTTATCAGCAAAAGTCGCCTGAAAGGCCGCTGGAGGGTCAGGAGGTTATGGATGAATTTGAGGATGAATAAATGCGTCGCCCGCGTCTTCCCTCGGCGCACGGCGGCACAAATTGTGGGAACTCAACTAAAGGAGACTATGCCATGAAGGCACTAACCATCTATCAGCCCCATGCGTCGCTTGTTGCCGTCGGGGCAAAAAAATTCGAGACGCGCGGATGGGCCACCAACTATCGGGGGCCAATCGCAATCCATGCAGGACTGCGGTCATATGTAGCTGTACTGCGCGAGCTAATACGATCCGACGACGATTATGCTTTGCGTGATTTTGCATTTGCATACAAAGAAACAGGTCTCGGCCCCATGGAAGACCTTCCGCGCGGCGCAGTGATTGCGATAGCGGAACTGATTGCCTGCCGAGAAATACGCGAGGGATTTTCCGGGATGGGCGTCGGCTTCCTTGACGCCAAAGGATGGAATAGGATTGAAGAAGAGGAACTTCTTTTCGGCGATTGGCGGCCAGGCCGCTATGCCTGGGAACTGGCTGACGTGCAGATGCTCCCGCAGCCGGTGCCGTGCAGAGGACGGCAGGGGCTTTGGAATTGGGAGGAGGCCGCGCAGAATGAGTGACAAAACAATTCTCGACCCCTGTTGCGGTCCGCGCGGATTCTGGTTTGATAAACACAACCCCAGCGTACTTTACTGCGACAATCGCGTTATTGAGGATGTTCCTATATGCGACGGTCGGCAGTTGGAGGTCAAGCCGGATGTTGTTGCCGATTTTACCGCGCTTCCATTTGCAGATGAATCCTTTGTGCATGTGGTATTCGATCCGCCTCATTTGGTGCGAATCAAAGAAACTGCATGGATGGCAAAGAAATACAGCATATTGCCGGGTGCGTGGGAGAATATGCTGCACGATGGATTTTCAGAGTGCTGGCGCGTCCTGAAGAAAAACGGAACTCTGATTTTCAAATGGAGCGAATACGACATACCCATTGCGAAAGTCATTGAGGTGATCGGCCGGCAACCATTGTATGGGCACCGCAGTGGCAAAAAAAGCAAAACGCACTGGATGGCGTTTGTGAAGCTGGAGGATCCGCCATGCTAACACACCTTAGCTTATTTACTGGCATCGGCGGCATAGACCTTGCCGCTGAATGGGCAGGATTCCGCTCAGTCGGCCAATGCGAATGGGCGGATTATCCGACCAAGGTGCTTGAGAAACACTGGCCCGATGTGCCGAGATGGAGAGATATACATGAACTTACAGCAGAAAGCTTCAGGTCAAAAACAGGTTTGCGAACAGTTGACCTTGTTTCCGGAGGATATCCATGCCAGCCTTACAGTGTTGCCGGGAAGCGAAGAGGCGCGGCGGATGACCGCGCGCTCTGGCCGCAAATGTTTAGAATTATCCAAGAACTGCGGCCCACTTGGGTTCTTGGAGAAAATGTTGCTGGACACGTCAGGCTGGGGCTCGACCGCACGGTTTCTGACCTGGAAAGCGCAGGCTATAGCGTCAGGGCATTTGTGCTTCCGGCTTGCGCCGTCGAAGCCCCGCATGAAAGAAAACGAGTTTTTATTGTTGCCAACGCCAACAGCGAACGACGCGAAGAACTCAACGCTTCCGGCTTCGCAGGTGGATCGGGATTCTATTGTGGGGGCGGTCATGAGGGGAATGTGGCCCACGCCGATTGCTCGCAACGGCAGAAGCCCATCGAACACGGCCACGCGGCAGGGATCGCCAGACTTGCAGACAGCAGTGCTCTTTCCAACACCAACAACCGGTGCGGGGCTGTGTGTGGGAACGGGGAACTTTCAACAACTGCAGGCGTTGAAGGCGGCAGGTATAATCACGGAAGAGGAGCGCCGAAATATGTGCCAGGGCAATGGTGGTCAGCTGAACCCGACGTGGGTAGAGTGGCTCATGGGGTTTCCGCCAGGGTGGACAGACTTAAATGCTTAGGAAATGCCGTGGTGCCACAACAGGTTTATCCTGTACTGGAGGCTATTGCGGCGGCGGAAAGGAGGGTTCGGCATGAAAAATAACCAGCCGAAAACGTGTCAGCAGTGCGCCTTGTTCTGCCAAAGCAAAATAACTGGAGATTGCACCTGCATCCGTGACGTGCATACGAAGCGCGACGGAAGTGAGAAGGCCTGCGAAAAATTCACTACACCGAAGAAAATGCAGCGCAGTATGAAGTGGATGATGCTGCGCTTCAGGTTCTCGGTTGCCGCGAGCCGTGTTTGGTTCTGGTGCGTCCGCGCGCCACTGGGCCGACTGCGCAAGCCAATCCCCATCGCCTGGGAGGATGCTCTTGATTCCGGCGGCGATATCGACCCAACGCGCAAGTGGTCGTTGTGCCCGCGCTGCGGCGAAATGCCGTACAGCACAGAATGGTGCCTGCTCTGCGGGCAGCGATTCACAAAGGAGGAGGAAATCAAGTGAACCACATGAAATATGACCGATACACATACCGGGGAAAGGCACTCAGCGATCAGCATGTTACCGTTGGCGAGTGGGTTTATGGCGGTCTGTTTAAAACTAAAGACGGCTGCTGGATCGTGCGGCTTGCGCCGGGGGAATATTGCGATGGCATTATCCAGCATATCCGCGTTGACCCCGCTACCGTGGGCCAATGCACGGGGCTGCCGGACAAGAATGGCACGGCGATCTTCGCGGGGGATGTGCTGGACGATGGCGAGATTCACGGAGGGCGCAGGCGCCCATTTGAGGTCTATTGGACGGACGGCTTTGGCTTTATGATATCGCACACAACGGGTTTTAGCGTGGAGCGCCCATTGGAAAACTTCGGGCAATTTCAGACGGTAAGCCATGTCACACAAATGACGGTTATCGGAAACATCCACGACAACCCGGAACTGCTGGAGGTGGGCGTGTGAAAGGATCAAAAGGCGGCATGCAGGCTGCAGCTGCGAATTATGCAATCTACTGCCCGGTGTGCGGGCACTGGGCGGCAAGGAAGCACACATACTGGGATTATGAGTTTTATTATCATACGCACGTCAAGAAGCCCTATTGGCACGGCGTCAAGAAAGAAGCCCCCGAAGTCTTTTGATTAGTATATTCCATTACATTATATATAAGGGGCGGCAGCAGCTGCAAAAACCGCGCGGGGCAGGCCCGCAAAAAGAGCTTGGTTAGGAGTATTAACCATGCGACCAAAAAGGAGGGCTAACGGTGGGCTACACAGAAATCACCTACTATGCCGGTGAGACGATTGAAAAACGAAAATATTACGCCAAGCGCTCCGACGCGCCGAAAGAGAAGCGGGAAAATCAGGAGAAGCCAAGCAAGGAAGAAATTGAGCGAATCAACTGGCGAAATGCTGAACGGACATTGCGGCTATCGCTAAATACAAATTTTGTCGATGGTGACTACAACATAACCATGACATACGGAACGGATGCGCCGCCGCCCACATGGGACGAAGCAAAGCGAGATTGGAAGCGTGCTTTGCGTCGGATGCGGAAGCTGTACGCAGAGGCTGGAATAGAATTCAAGTGGATATGCGTGACTGCAATCGGAAAAAAACACGGACGACTGCATCATCATTTGGTTTGCAGCGCCGGGATCCACCTGGGAGATATTCAAAAAGCATGGGGATTGGGCAAGGTTCGCGCGGGCACCTTGGACACCAATGGACAGTACGGCGGACTTGCAAATTATCTGCTCAACCAAAAGCGCGCCACGCCGGGAGAAGGAGAACGCGTTCAGCGTTGGAGCTGCAGCCGAAATTTGGAGCCGCCGCGGGTGGAGCGCCGCACCGTCAAGGCCAGAAGCTGGAGGGAAGATATCACGCCGCCGCCGGGCTATTACGAAGATGCTAACGCGCGACATATCGGCGTTGATAAGTTCGGACGGCCAACGATAGAGTATCGCTTCCTGCGAATCGCGCCGCCAAAAAAACAAAAACGAAAGAGGGAGTGATTTGCAAAAACCAAACACACCGCCAACCGCAACGGAAGCCCAGGAGCAGGAGGCGCTATTCCGTTGGGCGGCATTCGCCGAGGGGAAGTGGCCGGCGCTGAGCCTACTCTATCATATTCCAAACGAAGGCAAGCGCAGTGCGGCCAACGGTGCAGCGCTGCAGCGGCAGGGGCTGCGGGCAGGCTTTCCGGATATTTGTCTTCCGGTTGCGCGCGGGGGATATCACGCGCTCTATATTGAGCTGAAGCGTTTCGGCGAAAAGCCGAGCAAAAAGCAAAGAGATTGGCTGGAGGATCTTCGGGAGGAGGGGAACGCTGCCACATGGTGCTGCGGCTGGGCTGCTGCAAGCGAAATCATATCAAAATACCTGAAAGGAGAATACGAATGGCAAGAGCACTGAGAGACGGAAACAACGAGTGTGTATTTTGCGGGGAGGGCGCAATGACGCCGGACGCCCCCTGCGAATGCGAAGAAGCGATCGAGGAACGGCAAATATTGAAAATGATTGATGCCGGCAAAAAGAAAATTGCAAGGGTGTTTCGGGATAGCGAAAGGTACATTGAGCGATTCGATGATGCCAGACTAAAAATTTTATACAACCTGGTGGAGCCGCTGGCGAGAAGGGAAGTCAGAAGAACGGTCATTGATATTGGGCAGCTGAACAAGGCGACCCTAAAACGCAACAAGGGCACGGTGAGTGTGTTCCGGGAGGAAAAGCAAAAAGAAGAAGCCGATGACGAAGAGGAGATCGAAGAATAATCCGCCATCGGAACAAAGAAAGGGTGAACAGCTATGACGGCACGGGAGTACCTCCGGCAGGGACTGACGATTGACAAACGGATTGCATCGCTGAGACAAGAGAAGCAAAGCCTGCTGGATGGCGCGACATCAATAGCCACACAGCTGGGCGAACACGTTCCGGTGCAGGGCGGCGGAGAAAATGCCACGGAAAAAGAGTGGGTAAATTATTCTGACCGCGCCCAAGAAAAGGCGATTGAAATCACACAGGAGTTGGAACGCCTGCTTGCCATCAAGCTGGACATCGCAGAGAAGATAGATGCACTGCCGGAGGGTGACAAAAAATACTTACTGCGCTGGCGCTATGTTGCCTTGGCCGGCTGGCGGGAAATCGCGGACGGATTGACCAATCGACCGATTACTGAACAGCGGGTGCATCAGATTCATGGGGATGCCCTGCGGTTATTTGAATGGACACATAAAGAATTTTTCGGGAAATTCTAAATAATTTGCAAAACTTGATTGTATTTGAGTATAAAAGTCTGATATGATTATACTGCAAATAAAATAAATAGCGCGCCGGGGAGACCTGGCGCGCTTGCGTTTGGGGGATAATCTGTGGACGTTCGCATCGAAACAATTTGCTTGGATCGGCTTGTGCCGGCAGATTATCATGCGAGGCATGAATTGCAGGCAGGCGCCCCAGAGTACCAGAAGCTGCGACGGTCAATAAAAACATATGGCTGCGTGGAGCTGATTGTTTGGAATGAGCGAACCGGGCATGTTGTCAGTGGTCACCAACGGCTGAATGTGATGAAAGAACTTGGGGAGATCGAAGCAAAGTGCGTCGTGGTTGATTTGGATACCGAACACGAGAAGGCTCTCGGCTTGGCAATGAACCGCATCGGCGGATTTTGGGATGAAGATCAGCTGGCGATCCTACTGGATTCATTTGCCGCGGACTTTGATATATCGCTGACCGGATTTGATACGGAGGAAATGCAGCAGCTCCTGGACAACATGCGAGCCGCAGAAGAAGATGATTTTGACATGGCGGCCGCCTACGAAGAAATTGCGGAACCAGTCACGCAGCCCGGAGACTTGTGGGAACTGGGAGATCACCGCTTGCTTTGCGGGGACGCCACCAGCAACGCCGACATAAGCCGACTGATGGGAGGCGAAAAGGCGCGGCTGATACTGACGGATCCGCCCTACAACGTAGCGTACGAAGGCGCTGCAGGCCAGGGAGGAATCCTAAACGACAGCATGAGCGACGGCGCGTTTTTCTCATTCCTGCTGGCAGCGTTCACGGTCATGTTTGACGCCGCCGCGCCGGGCGCTGCCTGTTATATCTTCCACGCTGACAGCGAGGGAGAGAACTTCCGGCGGGCGTTCCGCGAGAGCGGCTTCATGCTCAAGCAGTGCCTCGTTTGGGTAAAGAACACGTTCGTCATTGGCAGACAGGACTATCAGTGGCAGCATGAGCCAGTCCTGTACGGCTGGAAGCCCGGCGCGGCGCACTACTTCGTAGATGACCGAACGCAGGGAACCGTCATTGATGACAGCGCGCCGCCGGACATCCGAAAGATGCTCAAGGTGCAGCTGCTGGAGCTGGCCGCCGAGCTGCTTGCGGAACGGCAAGGCAAGGCCACCACGGTGCTGCGTTGTGATAAACCCGTGAGAAACCCAGACCACCCCACTATGAAGCCGGTGGAGCTGGTTGGGAGGCTCATGAAGAACAGCAGCCGACCAGGTGAAACGGTACTCGACGCATTCGGCGGCAGTGGCACGACGCTCATTGCTGCCGAACAGCTGAACCGCCAGGCGCGGATCATGGAAATTGATCCGAAGTTTTGCGACGTAATCATCAACCGCTGGGAAGCCATGACTGGCTGCACAGCGGAACGCATATAAAAAATGCGGGACAGGGTACGCCAATACCCTATCCCGCCGCACCGGGTCAGCCCCCGGCACGGATAGCTCTAGCTGCGCAGCATTTGCTATCGGTTTGATTATATCAAACACTGGGGGCATCGTCAATGGGTTTAGACAAAGATTTACAATCAGCACTGCTAAAACGTGCGATGGGGTATGACTACAACGAGCAGGAAGTTGTGCGCACGAAGGATGGCAAGGAAACAAAAGCGCGATATATACGCAAGCACATCCCACCGGACATCGCGGCCATCAAGAGAATTCAGGAGATGATTGAGATGGGTTTGTGGATTGATGAAGATATTTAAGCGGGATTTGAAACAAAAATCATGATTATGACATAAAAAGGTACTTTCTGAGGCTACCCCCGCCACGGGGCAGCGTGAGCGCGGGGCGTTTTTCAGCGTCAAAAAATTATTTTTAGGGGTGGCGGGGCGGATATGCTGGCGGATTTTATAAAGCAATAAGAACGGATTCCGCCAAAAGGCGTTTTGGAAAGCCGGATTTTTTGGCGGGATGGCGCGTAAATATTGGCGGAGTTCGGAGGGTGTTGAATGGCGGAAAAAAAGCCAGGCGGCATGCGGATTTCCAAGGACGGAAAATGCATCGTTGGATATACGGAAATTATGGAGGCGCTCGGAATTTCCAAACGGAGCGCGGAGCGGCTGGCTGCTGATGGCGTGCTGGTGGAATACAAGTCTTTGTCAGGGGGACGGAAACGGGAATTTGACCTGGTGGCATCGTTTCAGGCGGTGCGCGAGCGGGAGAAGCTCGAGCGGGAGAGAGACAGCGATCAGAAAAAAAGGGAAGCCCTGAAGCGCCGCCAAATGCAGTCGGACATCGACTGGCGCGCGGTGCGGCGGGAAATGGATGAAATCAAGCGTGACCGGGAACTTGGAAAATATATCAGCATTGAGACGGTGCGGCAGGATTATCAAAAATTCTTTGCGCTATTCAAAAGCTTTGCGATGGGGATCCCCGGGCGGGTGGGAATGAAAATCAAGGGGAAAGTGAGTTTGGAGGATCAGCGGAAAATCGAAGCCGCAATTGAAAAAGAAGTCGCAGAAAGACTGCGGCTTTTTGTTTTGGCGGCGGTGCTGCCGGGAGAGAAAACGCCGGAAGCGGAGAAGCCGGCGGCAAAGAAAAAGAGTGCCCCCAAAACTCCGCCAAAGGGTGCAGCATCCAAGGCGGACACAAAACCAAAGCCCAAAGGAGAAAAGAAAAAGTGAGTGCAGAACATGGGAAACATCAGGAAATATGAAGTTCCGCAGTATTTGCACGCGGCGCTGCGGGCATTGCTACCGCCGGACGATATTCTACCTTCGGAGTGCGCGGAGCGGCACCGGAAACTAAACTCCAAAACGACAAACCTTTCCGGGCCGTGGCGCAATGAGGTGACGCCGTATCTGGTAGATATCATGGACGATTTTGCAGACCCGGAAAAAGAGCGGGTGATCTTCGTGAAGCCGACACAGGTGGGTGGCACGCAGGTGATTCTGAATGCGATACTCTATGCCATTCTGCACCACCCGGGGCCGATGCTGATTGCCGAGCCGACCGATGCGCTGCGGGATTACCTCAGTCAATTTGAGTTGCAGCCGATGATTGACGAATGCCCGGAGCTAAAGGAACTCTACCTGGAGGCGGAAAGCCAAAGAAACGAAAAGAATTTTACGAACTGCCATGTGACGTTGGCAACGGCGGGCAGCATCGGCGACACCGCCATGCGCTCCATTATGTGGCTGTTCATAGATGAAATTGACAAAATCATGCGCGCTGCCGGGAAGGAAGCGCACCAGGTTGATTTGCTGCTGGAGCGAATCAAAACCTTCCGGGGGAAACGAAAAGCTTACCTCACAGGAACCCCGACATCAAGCAGCGGCCGCATCTGGCGGGAGATGGAAGCGGCGGACGTGCTGAAGCACTATTTTGTGCCATGCCCGCACTGCGGAACATACCAGGAATTCAAGATGTCAAACATCCGGTTCCCGGGTAAGGAGCTGGAAGACGGGACGCTGCTCAGCAACAAGGATCGATCTGAGCAGGCGGTTTATGTTTGCAGTGCGCCGGGGTGCGGCGGCGTAATTGAGGATCACCATAAAACCGATATGCTTATTGAAGGCGAGTGGCGGGAGGTGCGGCGCAACGCCCGGCGCGCCAGCAGCGTGGCATATTGGATCAATACGATATATTCCAACTTCGTGACATTTCAGGAAGTTGCGTATGCGTTTCTGGAAGCCAAAGACAGTCCAGAACAGCTGCAGAACTTTACGAATTCCTGGCTTGCGGAGGCATGGGAGGAACTGCGCACAAAAACAAGCGCTGATTTGGTTTTGGCGCGCGTGACGGATGTGCCGCGCTTCACGGTGCCCGACTGGGCAAAAATGATCACCGCCGGCGTGGACGTGCAGGAAAATTGCTTGTATTATACCATCCGCGCATGGGGGGATTATCTGACTTCCCAATGCATTGACCAAGGGCAAGTCAGCAGCCTTGCGGAAATAGAAAAAATCATGACCATGGAGTATCGACGCGAAGACGGCGTGCAAATGGTGGTGGACCTGTCACTGATTGACGCCGGATATTCCACCGATGAAATATATGAGTTTTGTTATTACAATGCCGAATGGGCGGCGCCGGTTATGGGAAACAAGCCACAACTCACATACTACAAGCTTTCCGTGATTCAGAAAGAAGACCACATTGCCCATGGCATGCGGCTGGTTCTTGCCGATGCGGGAAAATACAAAGACATGATTCATGGACGGCTGCGCAAGGAGAATGGAAACGGCAGCTGGATGGTGTATAAAGACTGCGATGAAGAATATGCGCAGCAAATCACATCCGAACACAAAATCGTTGAGCGCAAGGGCGGCGTGGATATTTCCAAATGGGTGAAAAAGCACGGAAACTCACAAAATCACCTTTTGGACTGCGAAGTTTATGCGGCAGCGGCAGCGGATGTGCTGCAGGTACGGAGTCTTTACCTTCGTCAGGAAGGCGACGCGACCGAAGCTGAGCGGGAGACGATTCCCGAGGATGTTCAGCTGGAACAAGAGCTACAAACGAATGGAGGGGTTGGCGCATGGAAGGTGTAGATAAACAGCCGGGAGATCCAAAAGAAATGAGCAGCAAGGAACTGCTGCGGGAGTGCGAAAACGCCATAAAAGCTATTTTTATCGGTGGGCAGGAATACCGCATCGGCAGCCGCATACTGCGCCGGGCAAACCTGACAGAGCTGCGCAATATGAGAAAAATGCTGAAGGATGAAGTGGCGAACGAAAACAGCGGCGAGGTGCCGGGCTACATCTATCAAGCAATGTTTGAACCGCGGGGTTAGAAAGGGAGGTTTTGCGTTTGGGAATCATCAGTGCTATTTCCCCGAGATGGGCAGCAGAACGCGAGGCGTGGAAAGCGTATTACGAACAACAGCGCGATGCGATTAAGCGCGGCGGATACGATGCGGGCAATTTTGAACGCACCAATCAATCTTGGCGAATGACCAACGAAAGCGCAGAAATGACCGACCGGGGCGGCAGGGACAACATACGCGCCCGCGCCCGGGATTTGGAACGCAACAGCGATCTTGCTCAGTCCCCCATCAAGGCGTTCCGGCGCAACGTGGTGGGGCGAGGCTTTACCGTGCAGGCGATGACGCCCCAAGCGGAGATCGATGAACGCTTGGAAGAATTGTGGGAGGAATGGTGCAAACCCCGCAACTGCGATATAACAGCGCGGCAAAGCTTTACGCAAATGCTGCGAATGACCGTCCAGCGCAAAAAAGTGGATGGCGGGATGTTGCTGATCAAATGTTATACCCCCGGCGGCATACTGCCGTTCAAATTGCAGGCCATTGAAGTGGATGAACTGGCTACGCAGCAGCTGACCCCAAAACATTCCGGAAATAAAGTCGTCGGAGGAATTGAATACAACGCACACAACCGTGCGATGGGGTACTGGATTACGCGATACACGCTGGATGGCATGCAGACGCTGGAGGCGAAATATTACCCAGAAACCGACGTGATTTTTATTTTCGACAAGTGGCGCTGCTCCCAGGTGCGCGAAATCAGCGACATGGCCACAGTAATCAACCGCGTGCGGGATACCAATGAATTCATCACGGCGGTGAGCCTGAAACAGCGAATCGCCGCTTGCCTGGGCGTTTTTATTACAAAACTGAATCCGAAGAACTGGGGAGGCAGCGGAAATGGATTTAACCCCCGGAATTTTCAGCCGGGCACGGAAGGCGAGGGAAAACAGCGCTACGCAGGAATGCAACTGACCCCGGGCATGTTGACGGAATTGGGCATTGGGGAAGGCGTTGAAGTGGTGAACCCGGGCAACACAGGAACGGATGCGGATCAATTCATGAAAACAATGAACCGCGTCACCGGTGCCGGCATGGGGTTGAGCTACGAGGCAACCAGCCGCGATATGAGCCAGACAAACTATTCATCGGCGCGGCAGGGAATTATTGAGGACGAATTGACCTATGACGAAGACAGGGATTTACTCCTCACCCATGTGCTGACGGAAGTTTATGAAACCTTTGTTATTTCCGCCGTGCTGGCCGGATTGGTTCACATTCCAAACTTTTGGAATGAAAAAATGAAGTGGCTAAAGCATAACTGGGTGGCATCGCCGAAGCCGTGGATTGATCCGCTGAAGGAAGCGAAAGCAAATCAAATCGCCCTGCAGACGGGCGAGAAAACGCTTCCGCAGCTGGCAGCTGAACGTGGGCGGGAGTGGAAAGATGTGATTGACGAAATGGCAGAAGCGGCAAAGTATGCCGCAGAAAAAGGAATAAAGATTGGAGGAATTGAACTTGCCGAAAAACAATAATCAGGATATCCGGCGGAGCGCCGCAATGCTTGCCCGGGCAGTTGAAGGGGAAGGGAATGAGCGGGTGTTCCGGATATCCTTCTCCAGCGAAGAGCCGGATGTGTTTCTCTGGGGCACGGAAATCATGGATCACAGCGCGGGCGCAGCAGATTTGCAGCGGATCAACGAATTGGGCGTGGTGCTGTTCAACCATGACAGAAACAGGGTGGTTGGAAAGGTACGCCGGGCGTGGATTGAGAACGGCCGGGGCGAGGCGGAGATTGAATTTGACACAGACGCGGAATCGGAAGTCATTTTCCAAAAGGTCAAAAACGGAACATTGAAAGGTGTTTCCGTGCGGGCACACGTGACCAATTGGGAGGATGTTGCGCGAGGCGAAATGTCCAGCGATGGCCGTTTTGCTGGGCCATGTGCGATTGCGAGAAAATGGGAGGCAATTGAAATCTCAATTGCTTCTCTGCCGGCGGATGCGACCGTGGGCGTGGAGCGTTCCGCAGACGAAAACGATGCGCCAGAAGAAGGCGCGGAAGACTTGGTAACACGTTCGTACCGCGAACGGGTGATACAAATTTTAGAACTTCAAGGAGGGACCCAGCATTGAACAGGCAACAGATGATCGCCCGCATGCGCGAGCTGAACGAGACAGCAAGAGCCGCCGGGCGGAACATGACCACAGAGGAGCAATCGGAGTTTGACGGCCTGCAGCGTTCGGTGGAACAGATTGACGCGCAGGGCGGCGAATCCCAGGCGCAACCGACGGGCACGCAGCAACACAACGTGCCGCCTGCCACAGGCGAAACACCCGTAACCAGGGCGCAGTCCACCGAAGCCGACACGCTCCGCGCAATCCAGGAAGAGCGTGCCCGTGTGACGGAAATTGCGGGCATCTGCCGGGAATTCGGCGTGGAAGCGAGTAACTACATCACCGAAGGCACGCCCGTGGCCGAAGTGCGCAGGAACGTGATGGATGAACTGGTCCGCACCCGCGCTCCGCACGACGTGAGAATCACACAGGACGAACAGGACGTGTTCCGTACTGCGGCAGCGGATTCGCTTTTGGTGCGCGCCGGACAACTGGACGCGAGAGACGCACAGGCGGCGATGCCGTATGCTTCCATGACCCTGAGAGGAATCGCGGAAGAGTGTCTGGAGCGGGATGGCGTGGAGGGCGTACGGCGTATGAGCGCCACCGAATTGCTCAACACCATCGCGCGGCAATTCTTCAACCCAACGGCGGCGTTCCCGTCGATCATGGACCAGATGGCAAAGAAAGCTTACGAGACCGGATACAATAAGGTCAACGTGACCTTCGACAAGTTCTGCGGCCGCGGCACGCTTTCGGACTTCAAGGAAACGAAGGGGAACTATTTGGCGGGGCCTGCGGGTGAATTTCTGGAGGTGGCAGAAAACGGAGAGCTGAAGCACGATACCCCCGAGGATAAGAAGCTTCCGTCAAGAAAACTGAAGACCTTCGGCCGCCAATTCACCATGACCCGGCAAGCCTTTATCAACGATGATATCAACTTGCTGGTGTCGATCCCCGTCCGTTACGGACAATCATCCCGCCGCACCATCAACAAGCAGGTGTTTACGCTGCTGCACAGCAACCCGGCCGTCTTTGACGACAAAACGCTGTTCCACAGCGATCACCGAAATTTGTTGACCGCAGGTTCCAAACCGACAAGGGAAGCGGTTCTGTCGATGCTGCTGAAGCTTTCGCTTCAAAAGGATCAATTCGGCGAACCAATCCTCATCACGCCGAAGTTCTTGATTGTGCCGGTGGGTTATGAAGATGAATTCACCGCAATCTTCAAGAGCGCCACCATTGAGACGGCAGACAACGCCCACGCGGCAAACTCGCTCATCCACAGAAATCTGGAGGTTATCGGCGACCCAACGTTGAACGCCCTTGCAGGCGCCAATGCCTGCCCGTGGTTCCTCTCCGCCGACCCGAACGAGGCAACAACCGTCCAGGTGGACTACTACAACGGGATTGAGGTTCCGACCATCAACCGCAAGGAAGTGGCCGGTGTTCTCGGTTTTGTTTGGGATATTTTCCTGGACTGGGGCGTGACCGCTGTTGACTTCCGGGGCATGGTTAAGAACCCAGGCGAACCGCTTCCGCTTGATATGCGGGGCTAACGGCCAAACAGGCCAGAAAGGAGATTTTGAGCATGGCAATCAAAGCAAAATACATCCAGCGCGGGGAATCGCTGGATTATACCAACGGCACGGAAAAAAAGATTGAAGCGGGTGACGTCATCGTGATGGGCGGCGTTATCGGCGTGGCGGGGACGGACATCCTCCCCGGGGCTGTGGGCAGCATGCACGTTATGGGCGTGTATGAATTCCCGAAGGGAGCGACGGCCATCCCCGCCGGGACGGCACTGGGCTGGACCGCCGACCCCGGGGTTGCAGCGGCGGGCAAGCGGCTGGGCTATGCCATTGAAACGGCGGACGCTGAAGCGACCACGGTCAAGGTGCTGCTCGACCGCAGCGCTACGGCGTAATGAAAGGAGCGCAACATGGCACTTATTGCAAACAGCGCATTCACCTATGCCGATAAAAAGTATTTTCCCGGCCAGCCATTGCCCAAAAATGCGCCAAAGGATGTGCAGGCGCAATGGCTCTCAGTGGGATACGCAGTCCAGGCGGCGGGCAAGCAGAAACAGGAAAAACAGGACACCAACCCTTCGCCGGAGGAACTTGCGGCGCTGTATCCCGACCTGCCTTTCCCGGATAAAGATGAAATGTCCGAAGATGACCTGAAAGCCCTCGCGCTGAAATACGGTGTTGACGCCAGTGAAAAGAAAACCAAGGATGAAATCATTGCTTTGATCATGGCTGCCGCAAAGGAAAAGCAGGCGGCAGGTGATCAAGAGTGACCTTCAAAGAACAGGTTCAGCAGGATATCATTCAGACGTTTTTCAACGAAGATGAATTTGCTGATTGGCACGACATCGACGGTAAAAATATGCTTGTTATCCTGATGGAAGATGACCTGGAGCAGCGTGATCGATACATGGAAACGATGTCCCGCCTGGCGCTATTCAACGCGATTGAACTGCCAATATACAAAAACGCCGTGGCGATTTTCGTCCCGGCGTTCATGTTTGGCAAGCGGTTGGGCGTCGGATCGGAAATCCTGCTTGATCGTGAACGTCGGCTGGAAATCAAGGAGTTTATCGACGAAAGCGGCATGTATATCATCTTTGCTTCGGAGGTGCTTTGATGGCAAAAGCAAGAGAAACGACGCTATTTGCCGGAAGCGGACTCCGCGTAACCATGCGGGACTACTTGCCGGAGGTAGCGGCGGGGCTGAACGAAATTTCCGAGGAGGGGGAGAAAATCCTCCAGCAGTCGATCAATGCGGCTTCGTTGAAGCTTGCAAAGGCGGAGCGGGCGATCATTGGGCAGCGGTACGACTGGCGCACCGGTGACAAGCAATCCGCCGACCTGGCCGCCATCAAGCCGTACCGCGGGAAAATGTCGGGAGGGATCCGCGCCGTTGGCCGACGCCGGAACCTGGCAGAATTCCAAGTCAAGCCGTTCAAAATCAGCATCACGGGGTCACGCCCGGCCTTTTATTCCGCGCGTCAGTTGACCGGATCCAAATTCACCCCATTTTTGGGGAGAGGCACAAAATCGAAATCGTTCCTGATCAAAAACAATGAGGGGCGCGTCTTATTTGTTAACAGAAACGATCCGGAGGATGATACGCACCTTTCGGGCGAAACTGGGCTTTCCGTCGCGGATATGATCAAAAGCAAAGAGGCTTTTGAAGAGGCTTGCGGTCAAGTTGATGTAGACCGGGAAATTTGCGATGCGATTCACAAGCGCGTGCAAAAAGTGCTGAAGGAAAGGAGCGGAACATGATTCTAGAACTTTCGCTTCTGCTGCAGGCAGAGCTAAAGGAAATTCTGCAACTGCGGGATTTTGTGGACCGGGAAGGAAAGATGCGCAAAATCCCGGTACACCGCAACCGGATGCCGCGTACAAAGCGAGAAGAACGGAATGCTTCCGAAACGGATCCAATCCCGTTTGCATTGCTTGCCTGGTTTGGAACGAAAACAAACAAAAAAGGTGACTTGGTGGATATGTTCCAGATTGACATCGCCGTGCGCGAAGACAGCGACGACCGCTGCGGCGCCGACGACCTGATGGTGATGTGCGACCAGATCATCGACCGATTCTGCAAAAATCCGCTGCTTTGGGCAACGGAAACCATCAACGGACACGAAACGCAGCGCGGCAACATCTACCGATGCACAAAGGAATTTGAGGCCGTGCCGCAGATGGAAGATACGAAACGATATTTTGCGGGCGGCATGCTGATCAGCTTTGAGCGGCCGCCGCTCCAAACGGAAGGAATGGGATACGCATGAGTAAAACAACCGAAAACAAGACCGAGCAAATGCAGACACCATGGCTGCCGCCGGCAGGGCCGGTGACTTATATCGGGCCGGACATCCCGGGTGTGGTGGTGCGAATGACAAGCTTCACGGGAGTGATCCCTGCGAAGCTGCTGGAGATCGCCCGGGAAAAATGCAAGGCGGTGCGGCAGCTGATTGTGCCCATGGACAAAATCGCCATTTCGGAGATGGCCACGCGCACAGAGGGCATGGCGCTGCACACGCTCTATCAGACAGCGGCCGCGTTTGCGGCGCTGGGGGAGGAATAACATATGCCTATCGTAGAACATGGCGTCCGGCACCGCGGGCTGCCCACGGTGATGGGCACCATCACAGAAGCGCTGAGCGCGATGAATGTGGTTGTGGGTGCATTGCCGATCCACTTGGCTTCGCGCCCCATCAAGCCCCACGAAGCGATTATTGTCACGAGCTACCCGGAAGCGGTTGAACTGCTGGGGTACTCGGAAAACTGGGCCAAATTCCCGGCGTGCGAAAGCATTTTTTCAAACTTTGCAGACTTCCAGGTGGGGCCGGTGGGCTTCGTCAATGTGCTGGACCGCAACAAGGCCAGTCACAGGGAAACGAAGTCCGACATCCCGCTGGAAATCATCGCAACATCCGACGGGCAAATCACCGCAGCGCAGCTGCCGGACGATTTTGTGCTGCGGGATACTGTGGTGCTGAAGAGCGACACGGACGCGTTTGTTTGTGAAGAGGACGTGGATTATACATTGAGCCTTGACGAAAGTGAGCGCCTGGTGGTGACGTTGATCCCCGGCGGCGGCATGCTGCAGGACGGATATGTCGGAACAATCCAGCTGAAGGCGAGTTATACGCGCCTGAAGCCGGAAGGCGTCACGGCGGCGGACATCATCGGCGGGATTGACCTCAATACCGGCTCCGAAAAAGGCCTGGAGCTGATTGCGGACTTCAATGCGAAGTACGGCGATCCGTATGTCCCCGGCATTTTGCTGGCCCCCGGATTTGAGGATGACGCCAATGTGAGGGCGGTGCTGCGTGCCAAGACGGAAAAAATCAATGGCATGTACAGCTGCATGGCATTGCTGGACATTGACACCGGGCCGACCGGTGCAACATGGTATCAGAAAGCCATCGACGCCAAGAAAAAGGGCGGGTTCGACGGCGAAAACACGCTGGCGCTTTGGCCGAAGCTGAAGGTCGGCGAGCGCGAGATGCACTTTTCCACGCGCCTTGCGGCCATGATGGCACACATGGATGCGGAACTTGGCCGAGGCACGCCCAGGGAAACCCCCTCCAGCAAAGAACTGCGGGTGACGGGGACGTGCCTCAAGGGCGGGGCAGAGGTCACGGTGCGGCAGGAGCAAGCGGAAATGCTCAACATCAACGGCATTGTAACGGCCGTCCGCATTGACAGCTTCGTGGCCTATGGCAATTACACCGCCGCCGTCAGCAAAACCAATGATCCGGCACTCTATCAGATCACGCTGCGCAGAATGATGAACTGGATCGGAAACTCGCTTTGCATGACGGTTCGGCGCCGCGTGGATAATCTGCTGAACCTTGCGCTGGTGACGGAAACCCTGAGCCTCTTTAACCAGTGGTTGAGCGGGCTGGTGGGCTTGAGCTCGGTGGCTCCCGGTACGCAGGCGTTGTTCCGGGCGGAGGACAACCCGGAAACCGACTTGCAGAACGGCAAGCTGCGGCTCTATATCGACTACGGCGGGTATATTCCGGCGCAGTTCATAGAGGTCCTGATTGGGTACAACCCCAACCATATGTTGAATGAGCTGAAGGGAGGCATGAGCAATGGATAAATCAAAACTCCCGGCTTACGTGAGCAAGTATGCGATCTACTGGTGTCCGCTGGAGGTCGCCGACATCGTGGGCGCAATCAAAAGCGGCCTGAATCTTTCGGGCGTGAGCGGGGCGACAACCCTGCCTACGAACACCGCGAAGAGTTTCACGGCGAACTTCGCGGGCGGCGGCGGCGATATCGACATCCCAACCAACCGCAACCGCGAAGCGGCCAGCATCGAAATTCCGGTTTTGAGCTACGGCTTGGAATTCTTCGACTTGCCGACTCCAGGGCAAGCGGTGATGCTGCAATTGCGCAGCGAGGTGATTGACATCCAGCGCTTCGGAATCCCGACGCCGGACGGGTTCACGTTTATCTACCGGGGTATCGTCAAAGAAAAAAGCCCCGGCAAGATGGAAGGCGGCACGCCTTCGGAACCCAAACTGAGCCTTTCGATCACATACGAGGAAATATTCCACATGATGAAGCCGATCTACACCTATGATTGGATCAACGGGGTGGAACTTCACAACGGCGTGCCCATCGGTCTGGGAACCAGTATTTTTGTGTAACGCGAGAAAGGAGCATCTATGGATCCAATTATCCTCAAATTCAAGCAGCCAATCCTGGTTGATGGTCAGACGTACACGGAATGCGACATGACCGGCATGCGAAACCTCACCACGCGGCAAATGTATGCGGCCCAGCTGCAAAACGGCCTGAGCCTGAGCACCTCCCACATGGAGGCGCAAAATTTGCGCTACGCCATAACGGTGGCGAGCGCCGCCACAGGACTGCCACGCGGATTCTTCGGGCAGCTCAAGCGTACAGACGCGCTGGGGTTCCCCCGCGAAATCAACAATTTGCTGGATGCCATGACTGAAGAGTTCGTGACAATGAAGGGCAAAAAAATCCAATTCAGCAAAACCGTGGAAGGGCTTGGGCGGACGCTCGACCTTTCCGGGCTGGATACCCTCGTGGCGGAGGATTATGCAACGGCACAAGACGAAATCGGCATAGAGGAATCCACAACGATTTCCGACATCGCCAGCGTCAAATATACCTGTGCGCTGGCGGCGCTCGTGACGGAAAAGCCGCTCGACGTGTTCATGGATGCACCCGCGTGGGTGGGAATTGCGGTGCGCGGGGTGGTGACGGGCCATTTTTTCGAGCAGGACTCGGCGGAGCTGGTGCAGGATACGGACGCCGAGGATGGCTCGGAAAAGAGCGGCTCGGCGATGTCCTGATGGAGTATTGCGTGCGGCTTTCGCAGGCAACCTTCTCCGGGGTGAATTATTATGCGGGGATGACCCCGAAGCGATTGTTCCGCACAGCGGAGCAGATACACCGGGCACTTGAAAAGAAGTAGGAGTTGGGGGCCTCCCGGCTCCTATTTCTTATTTTTCTGAATTGGGAGGGAGATCATGGCGAGCAAGCAATCGGAATATAAAACCATCATCCGGTTAGCCGGAATGATTGACCCCTCCTACACTCGCGCGATGCGGGAAGCATCCATTTACGCGAAACAATTTGCGGCATTGGACACCAAAGGAAAAGCGAAGGAAATTGGGATTATTGCGGCCGGCAAGGGTATGCAGCTTGCCGGCAAGGCGATCAGTGCGGGAGCAAAATTGGCCGCGCAAGGCATGGGCGCGATGATTGGTTACGTAAAGGAATCAATTCCTCTCGCAGCGGAGTATGGCTCCCAGATGCGGCAAGTGGCAAAGTTTACGGACGGATTCCGTGATAGCCAAAACAAGCTGACAAAAGAATATCATGAGTTTTATAACGAACTGCTGACAAAAAAATCAATCTATACCCCCACACAGCTGGCGGAAATTGCGGCACAGAACGCAAAAGCGCAGATTCCGGCGGCGCAGCTCTCGGAGTCCGTGGATCTGGCGCAAGAAATTGGCGCCGCGTTCGACAGCGATGCACAGACGGCGGGGGGCATTATCCGGGAACTGGTATCGAACCAGAACATGAACCTGACACAGGTGCGGGAACTGGCCGATGCCGTCAACCGGGTTGAAAACGAAAGCAACGCCGATGCCCTGGCCCTGATGCAGATCATCGCCTCCAAGGGTTCCCTTGCGGAAATCGGCGGGATAGACCAGCGCACGATCGCTGCGATGGGCGCGACGCTGGGGGCAAACAATGGCGGATTTGCCGGGCAGCCGGACAAAATTGCGACATCGCTGCAAAATATCGTCATGTACCTCAATGGTGCGGCCGGGCGCGGAAGCAAGGCGCGCACGGAAGCCATGGAAAAACTGGGGCTTTCCTCCGCAGAATCCGCGAAGATGATGCAGGAGGAGGGCGGGGAGTTTCTCAAAGGCCTGCTGGAAAAAACCATGGGTCTCTCAAAGGATCAACGCCTGAGCGTTCTTGGCGCCATATTTGGGCAGCAGGCCTCGGGCGACGTGGCAAAGCTGGCACAAAACCTTGATAAATTTGATGAATTTATGAAGCTGGCATATGACAGCGGGGGCAGCACTGTCAAGGATGAATATGATTACACAATGGAGGATCCGCTCAATAAATACACCGCATTCCAAAACCGGGCGGAGGGGCTAAAAATCCGCGTGGGCGGCGCACTTCTGCCGGGGCTGGAAAACTTCATGGATGAAGCGTTTGGTCCGCTGGGTGAAGCCATACAGGAAATGGAAGGCCCTATCGCGGAGATGGGGTCAGAATTCGGAAAAACTATTGGCATCATCGCCAAAGACCCGAACGTGAAGGCTGCATTTATAGACCTTTGCAGGACTGCGCCAACGTTGATCACAAAGCTGCTCCCAGCGATACCGCCGCTGGCAACGGGAGTTGCAACGCTCGCGCCCGCGCTGGCAGATATTTCGGGCGAGGCGCTGGATATATTCGTCGACATGCTGAACTGTACCATCCCGATATTGGCACCGGCACTGCGTATGCTCGCGGATGCGGTTCAAATAGCAATCGGCGGACTTCAAGTGTTTGGTAGTCTTTCCAAGGAGAACCGAAAAGCCCGCTATGATGAAGCAAGGGCACAGGGCGAATCTTGGCTTGCAGCAAAGGCATATTCATGGACGCCGGAGTCCACTGCCATTGATAGTTACACAGGCAGGAAGAATCAAGAAGCGTATATCGAACTGATGAACCAGCAGGGCGGACCGCTGCCGCCAGTGCTTCCATCAACATCGGGGAATGTTTCGTCGCAACCCAACTGGTTTTCCGGCGGAAATACACCCGGACAAAATTTTGCCATCGGCGGCGGCGACGCTGATGGTGCAATTTATACAAAGCCGGCCACATTATGGAACAGGCAGATTGCCGAACGGGAAGCCGAAGCGGTGCTGCCGATATCAAAGCTTGACAGCATGGTCAGTGCGCGCGGCAATGGAGGCGAAACCAAATTTGTATATGCCCCGGTTTGGAATGTTGGCCCGGGCACGGATGTAAAAGAACTGAAAAAAACAGATGCCGAAATGCAGCGCGACTTTGAGCAGCGGGCGGAACGCTTCATGGCGAAAAAGAAAAGAGTAAACTTTGCGTCCTGATTGCGCACATGGAGGAAATGAGTATGGACGACATCTACACCACCCGGGAAGGTGATCACTGGGATGCGATTGCAAAACGGGTTTATGGAAACGAACTCCGGGCTGACTTTCTGATGAAAGCCAACCCGGAGCATTTGGATATTTTTCAGTTCGGCTATGGGGTGGAACTCAGAACACCGGAGCTGCCGGTGGCGTTGAGCGGGAGCGCGCCGCCATGGAGAAATTAAGCGGAGCGATCCTGAATGCGGCTCACCAACGCATCGGTGAGCGTTGCCGAAAAGTTGATTCCCAGGCGCTCAGCGGAAGTGTTGACCCATGATGGAATGGTGATTGTTTTTTTCACCAGTTGCACACCATGCTTGCGGCGATACTCCGCTTCATCAAACTCAACCAGCGCAACAAATTCGTTGTTTTCGCATGGGATTTCGTTGGGCAGGCGAGCGGGCGGATAAACAAAGGTGCCGCCCTCGCTTTCCAGATGAAGACCCAGGGCGGAAAAGGCCATTTCATAAGCCTCCTCCAGTGTGTCGCCTTGGGTTGCACAGCCTGGAAGATCAGGGAAAGCGACGGAATACCCAACGTCTTCAGGCATAAAAACAGCGGGATAAAAATGCTTTTCATTCATAGGACGATTCTCCTTTTCATAACCAATTTCATAATCAGCTTCATAGTCAATTTCGTAGTCAATATTTATTCATGGAACCGAAGGGAGCTTAACGCTCCCCCGGTTTGGACTTCAACCCTGCTTGCTTTAGTATATCCGCCTCCAGTCCTTTTTTGAGTTCCTTTGCGTGGAAAGGTACGATGGTCGTTTTTCCGGTTTCCGGGTTTCTGAATTTTTTGTGCGAGCCGTTCTGGCTAATTTCAATGAATCCCGCTGATTCCAGCAATCGAATCATTTCTCGCGGTGTCATCGGCATGAGCATCTCTCCTTTCGTTACTAATATTATAACACGTATCAATACGTATGTCAATCTTTTTTTGAAATATTCTTACTTTTCCGGGAGGTTTTTATATGGGCATGGTGCCGCGCAGCGTTGCTGCATTAAGCTTTTCCGGAAAGAGCATCGAACGGGAGCTGAAAGGAAAGACCTCGCGGTTTTCCTACACCGACCCGGACGGCGGGGCAAGTGACAGTTTCAGCATCACCCTTGCCGACACGGAGGGGGATTGGCGCGGGCCGTGGTATCCGAAAAAGGGTGACCGCATCGACGTAGCTTTATTGCTGCTTTTTTGGAACGGGGAGCTGTCACCGCCGCAGCAGATCACCTGCGGAAGTTTCACGCTGGACAAGGTTGGGCTGAATAGCCGCACCGCAACCCTCGGCGGTGTGAGCAAACCCGCCTGCAAGGATTTTTCCGCCAAAGACCGCACGAAAACATGGAGCGGCGTCACACTGGAACAGATTGCGCAGGAAATCGCAAACACGGCGAGCCTGACACTGCACTTTGACGCGGAAAGCGTCTCCATTGAAAGAGAAGAGCAAGACGGACCGGACGCGGATTTTTTAAAAAGCCTTTGCGAACGGTACGGCCTGAAAATGAAAATATACAGGGATAAGCTGGTGATCTTTGACCGGGCGGTTTATAAGAAAAAACCGCCGGTTATGACGTTCAGTGCGGCGAACCGGGAGCTTAGCGAGGACTGGGACTATGATGACAGCCTCGAACCTTATACAGGGGTGGAGCTGGCATACACGAACGCCGACGGCAAAAAAACCACGTTTAAGCACGGCGATGACGAACGAGTGCTGTTCATCAACCAGAAGGCCGACAATGACAGCGATGCGGAACGGATTGCCATGGCAAAGCTGGAGCAGGAGAACCATGGCTGCACAACAATATCATTCACTACGCGGGCGCGCAGCGGGCTTTGTGCCTCTCAAACAATCAGAGTGCAGGGAACCGGAAGGCGCGGCAAGGAAAGCCGCGCGGATGGGGTTTATTATGTGGAAAGCTTGGAGATACACCGGGACAACGAAGGGCTGCTTATGACGATTAACGGCGTGAAGGTGGAAACGGAAGGCGGTGCGTGATGTCTGATTTATTCCGCTTTGGAAAGATATCAAAGGTATATTATGAAGACGGCATGGTGGATGTGACATACAACGACCGCACGGACGCCGTGACGAAAGAAGTGCGGCTGCTGCTGCATGAATACAACGCGCCAGATGTTGACGACCCCGTATTTGTGATGCACATGCCCAACGGGCGCACGGCGGCGCTCTGCCTTGGGCGTTATTGGTTCGCAGACTGGAAGCCGATAGAAGGCTTCAAGGGGCTGTTCCGGAAATGCTTCAGCCGGGACCAGGAAAAATGCTACATCAAATACACCGACCCGGACAACGATGACGGCAATGGAAACGACGGCACGCTGCTGTTACACAACGACGAAAAGACCCGCAGCGAAGCCAAAAGCCACGAGCGCGAAAGCGAAGAGGAAACCCACGACAAAGCGCAACGGATCCTCATTGAATCCGACACGACGGCGGAAATCAAAGCCGGAACCACGCTGACACTCACAGGAGAGGGCAAGGTGCTGATTCAGGGCGGCATCGTGGAAATTACGGGCGATTCGGCGGTGAGCATCGACGGCGGAACGGTTAATATTACCGGGGATGCGGGGGATGTGAAGGTGCGGGGGATTAGCCTGGTCAATCACACGCATGTCTGGGCCGGGGCGAATGCCGGCGGACCCGTCGGCGGGGTTACGAACCCGCCCAATTAACACAGGGGGAAATGCCATGTTTGGATTTGGCAGCTGGGGCAGCCTCGTCTTTCGGATGAGTACACTGCAAATGCTTTCATTCAGCGGGATGCAGCGCACGGTGGGATACCGGCACCCCACGGTGGATGTGCTGGACGGAAAAGCGCAATCACAGTACACAGGGGAGGAGCTGGAGGATGTCACGTTTGAACTTCACTTTGCGGCGGAACTTGGAGTCAGCCCCCGGCGGGAGGCCGACCGGATAGAAGAGATGGCTCGCCGGGGCGAAAGCCATCCGCTGATATTGGGCGGCCGGCCCGTGGGGCGCAACGAATATGTGATCACGCGATGGCCGCAGGAATGGCGGCGATTTGAACCGTTCGGCAAGCTGGTGGAGATGGCGGGCGCAGTGACCTTCCAGGAATTCGTACCACCCACGGGGGGGATTCTATGACAATAAAAACATATAGCAGCATCCTGCCCTATGTGAAGATATCACCGGAACAGCCGAACAGCGTGCCGCAGGAAATCTGGGAACGGATTGTAATTCTGTTCTGCACCCGGCCGGGAACGCAGGCGCTTGACCGGGAATATGGCATACTGTGGCCGGTGGACGAACTGACGCCCATCGCGCAGGCGCTGGCCGAACAAGAAGTCACGCTGAAAATGCGCCGCTACATTGACGGGGTGGACATCCGCGAAACAATCTGGAATGCTGACGCCGAAGGGCGGCTGCAAATGGAGGTGATTATCTATGACGTTCGATAAGCCCTGCGGAATCCCGGAACTGGACGCGGCGGGAGATATCTCCCTGTTGGGTGATGTTTCGCTGGAGGATTGCCGCGCCGATTACATCAAGGACGTACAGGAGGAATATCAGCGCATCACAGGGAAGCTGGTGACGCTGCCGCGCGGGGATAAATACCGCATGACGGTGGATGCCCTCGCACTGAAGCTCTACCAGGCGGAGCTGCGGCGGGATTTCAAATTTCGCATGCAGTTTCTGAAATATGCTGAGGGGGTATATCTGGACGCGTTGGGTGCTTTGTGGCGGCTGACGCGCTACCCGGAGCGGGCGGCTCAAACCACCGTGCGATTCAAGCTTTCGGCAATTCGATCCGCGCCCACGGTAATCCACATTGGCACCAAGGTGCGGGGCGAGGAAAACCAAACGTTTTTTGTAATGGAGCGCGGGGAAATCCCTCCCGGAGAACTGTTTGCGGAATGCAAATGCGAAGCGCTGCAGCCGGGGCGCGCCGGCAACGGATTCAAGCCCGGGAAAATCAACGTTTTATGCAACCCACTGCCCTATATGGAAAAAATCGAAAACATCACGGAAAGCAACGGCGGGGATGATATTGAAAGCGATGATGATTTCCGTTGGCGGATATACTACTCAAACGCCAGATTCTCCACCGCAGGGGCGCTGGATTCATACACTTACTGGGCAAGGCAGTACCGCAGTGACCTGGTGGTGTGGCCGTTCTCGCCCGCGCCCTCCCATGACACCGTGCTGGCGCTCATGGAAAACGGCGACATACCGGGGCCGGAAATCATCCAGGGCTTATATGCGTTTTTATCCGCGAAGGATAAGCGCCCGCTGTGTGACCGGCTGACGGTGGCGGCTCCGCTGGAGGTGCCCTATGAAATCAATCTGACATACTACATTCTGGCCGACTACGCCACGACAGAGCAGCAGGTGCAGCAGGCGGTGGAGCGGGCGATTGATGAATATATCAAATGGCAAAGGGTGATCAAGCGGGATATCACGCCGGGGCAGCTGTTCCGCTGCCTGCACGAAGTGCCCGGGTTCAAGCGGGCGGCCATCGCGGCGCCGGCGGCGGACGTTATCATTGACGAACGCAGCATCTCGAAGCTGGTTCTCCGGGCGGTGAACTACGGCGGATTGGAGGCGGAGTAGATGCACACCCCTCTTTATGACAGCAAATTCACGGATGCCATGCCGGAAATACTGGCGCAAGAACCATGGATTCAAGCGATCGACAACGTGACGCAAAAAAGAGTGCAGCAGTGGATGGATGAAGATCCGCTGCTGCAAATTTATGTGCGTTTGAGGGAACTGCCGGAATGGGTGATTGATTTTATGGCGGTCAACGTTCGGGCGGAGGACTACCGCGCTGACGATGACATAGAAACCAAGCGGGACAAAATTGCGCTGGCGTTTTGGGCAAACAATATCAAGGGAACCGTGACCGCCACGGAAATTCTGGCGAACAGCATCTTTGGAAGCGAGAAAAACCGCGTGGAGGAATGGTGGGACTATGATGATGATCCGGGGTATTTTCAGATTGTCATCACGGATCCGGGCGCTTCCGATGCGCAAATGGAAAAATTCATCGGACGCATGGATGGATACAAAAGGCTTTCGGCCTGGCTGCGCAGATTCTTGATCCTAATCACCGCGCCCGCACAGCAGCTGCACTTTGGCACGGCAACCGTCCGCTCGCGGCGCACGGTGATGTTCCGGCTGCCGGGGCTGGAGGGCGTGGCAAAGCTCGCCGCTGTGCAGTGCAGGCGAACAAGCTATTTTATTGATTTAAGAGATGTTGGGAGGAATTCGGCATGAGTTTTCGGGTGAGTCCGCGATTGACCAAACAAGGGCAAGCGCTATTGATGGAAGCACTCAATGGCGGCACGATCAACATGGCAGGCGGAGAAATTGAACTTGGCAGCACGCTGCAGCAGGGCGTTGCCGCGTGGACGGTTACGGGGTGCCTCAGCCCCGTGGTGAGCGTTCCGGTGGAATCGGCAGTTTGGCGGGAGGTAAAGCTTCGCTCCGTTGGCATTGAAACGGAGAACGACGACGAACTAATCAAGGTGCTGCGGGTGCGGGCGTTCATTCATGTGGGCTTGCGGCCGGAGGATTTTCTTTTGAGCGAACTGGCGCTCAAGGTGCCGAACCCGAATTACCTCAAAATGGACAAAGACGGCGTGATTGATGCCACGGAAAAAATCTGCTTTGCCTACACCAACGGCGCCGACGATCCGGAAGTTTACCGCATGCGGGGGAATTCGCTGACCGAGGAAATCATTGATATCTACTTCGCGATTTCCGACGATGCAAACATCCAGATCACCATTGACGAAAGTGGGCTGCGGGCAACGATCTGGGACGTTGCGGAAATGATTGAGGAACACAACGTGAAGCCGGGGAGGCACGCCGTAGATTTTCAAAATGCGCTCCAGACCGCGAATGAAAACGCTACAGCACAGATCAATACACACAACACCAGCACGAATGCCCACGAAAACCGATTCACACAAGTGGGCACTGCAATTAGTAATGCCATCGCAACGGCCCAGCAATACGCGCAGCAGGCGGCGTCGGATGCTCTCGGTGCGGCGAACCAGTACACCAATCAAAAAGTATCCATTCACAGCGCAGACCCCAATGCCCACGACATCCCCGCACAGATTGCGGCGGCGGTCGAGGACGTCCCACATATTGGAAGTGGGGTGCTCACCACCTCGGGGTACGGATGGTTGTTACATCAAGTGTTTGGACGCGAAAAGGGCTCCGGTGGAATGGTATACGGCATCGGTGAGGCCATCGCCAATATCGGAAGCGGAAGCCACAGTGTGACGCTCTATCCGGCGATGTCGCCAAGCCAAATTTTTTCGCGGATGGCTGCAACGGCATCGCGGATAACAAATAACGGAGTGGGATCACAGGAACATCAAGTCGTTACCACTGACGGAAACTGGCCGAGTATAACAATAATTACCACGGGTTCTGCGGAAAACAGATATAGTATTACATGGGGGGCGTTGACAAGCGTATGATAACTCACACATTCAGCAGAGATGACTGGGAGAAAAAAGCGAGCGGCGAGTGGAGCCTGCACCAGGTGGTTGATGAAAACGGCGAACGAGGGTTTGGCATTGGCATGATTCGGTGCGATGATCTGGAGCGGGCCGCGCCCATCACGGAGAGACGAATGAACGTTGTGGAACTGGACGATGGCACACGGCAGACGATTGCAACCCTCACCGCAAGCGAGCCGTTCTCCGGGGAGATGGACGTGATGGAAGGTCCACCCGTGCCGGAGGGCTTTATACCGTTAAAAATTACGGGGGTGGCAAAATGATCCAGATTACAGTGCAGGGGCGCAAGGCAGTGCGGCTGCACGGGACGGACATCACCACCGGCAACGCGGAAAGCCTTGTTGTGGCCTTTTACCTTGATCCAAACGATCCGCTCTGGGCAGACAAAAGCCTCAGCGCTTCGTTCCGGACGGTAACACATGTGGGCGCGGAAACAAGGGACACCGCAAAGGTGAGCCTTGACGGAACCGTGAGAGTGCCGGCAAGGATTTTGCGGGAACCCGCAAAGCATCTGTATATTGGGCTGAGCGGCACGGCCGCGGCAGGCCACGCGCGCGGCGCTCATTCGGGAAAAACCACCGCCGAAACCAACATGGTTGATGTGGGGCCGATACGGCAAGGAGCGGGCGGCGCCGGATTTTTTGGGGGCCATGGAGTTGATTGCAGACCGATGCTTACATCCTGCAATCCGGGGTGCGAATCGCCCATGGAGCAGCTGCACCGCGAGATCATGGCGGCGCTGGCAGAATATGAACCGCACATCCGGAATCTGCGGGCAGGCGCGACGGAACATGGTGCGGCGCTGGATGTGCTGCGGCAGGAAATCAACGTGCTCCAAGGCAGGGATACGCACACGCACGGAAACAAAAGCACCATTGATCAAATCGCAGGGTTCGCAACAGAAAACGACATCCAAAATCTATTCAAATAATTTATGGAGGAAATCATCATGGCAGACCAAAAAACAATCATTGACCTTACGGGGTTGAACGAGTTCAGAAAGGAACTCGAAGCCCGAACACTGAAGCCCGCGCAGGTGGCGCAAATCATGGTTGAGCAGCTGGAAAACTACATGACGGCGGAGCAGGTGGAGCAGGCAATCGCTACGCTCGCCTCAAGCGCACTTTCGCGCGAAGTTGTGACGGCACTGCCCTTGGTTGGCGCTGCTGCTGCAAATGTGATTTACATGGTTCCCGCGACCGACGGCGGAGCCGGGGACACATATGACGAATTCGTGCTCATCAACGGCAAGTGGGAAAAGATCGGCTCGACGCGTGTTGATCTTTCGGGGTATGTGAAGGCTGACGACCTGGAGTTTGCCACGGCGGCGGAAATTCTGGCGCTGTGGGATGAATAGGAGGTATGGGGATGGATACGCAGAAAATTGTAACATCCGGGGCAATGGCAGAGGCGCTGCGGGAGATTTTGGCCGGGTCCCTCACCCGCCGCTCCCTGCGCATGCCGGAGGACGTAACCTTCGAGATTGCCGCAGGGGTCAAGACGGTTCAGGAACAACCCGAGGAATACTACTTTGACGCTGACGGCCCGCAAGAA